TACGTTATACACAATATTCGATGAGGCGTAGTCAGTCGCTACAATGAGATTTCCAGCGCATTGGGTTACGAATAATTCTGGAGTTATTCCGATCAATCGAGATTGTGTTCCGTGACCTGCAAGCGGAAAAAACTTTGTGAGCACACTCGTAAGGATCGTCTTTCCAGCGTCATCTACGCCCATGTCATTCGCTCCACTTCCATTGAACACGTCCCAATTATACGCTTGCGATTTCAGTGCGTCCACCGCAACGCACCCGATCGGGTACGGATCTCCTGGAGCGTTCATCAATGCGGCGTCGGCAAGCGTCGGCCCGTTCAACACGGTCCATCCCTGTTCATTGAGGTGCCAAACGAGATACGTGTTCGCATATCCGAGGGGGCCACTGTCATACGCGAAGTAAATGAAATCGTTATAGTACCATGAGTACGATGTAAGTTGTCGGTTTCCATTCATCGGGAAATCCGTCGCCGCCGTCCGGTTCGGATCACACACAATCCACGGACGCACATTCTTACCGATCGGTGTGATATTCTGACCGTCAAACACGTAAATGTTAAAATTTCCCAAGAAGTAAACCACGCCATTGACAGCGATGCACGAGCGGGCAGAGGCTACCCCATCTTCGTGTGGGATCTCCTGATAGTACGCATCAACCGAGTTGACCCCGAAAGTGATACCGACGCCCTGAGTCATGCCAAAAAAGAGACCGCTTTGCGAGCCCGCGCCGAGTACCGATAGCCCCGTTACGGGGTAACTCGTAGTGAATGTCTGCTGCCAGGTCTCAGGAGCGCCGATCTGCATCTGAACGAGCGAGGTTGGAGCGCTGGGGATTCCCGCGAACCAGAGCGTCCCGTTGGATATCTGGCAGTATTTCGCGCTTGGGGCCTGAGCGGTCCAGGCGGCGACCGTTGAAATAGTCGTACCATCGAAGAGGTACGGGCCACCACTGCCCGTGCAGATGACGAGGACATCCGTTCCGCCATTATGCGCTCCGTCGTAGATCCGCGCGACGCTCCACGGCTGGGCGAGCGTACCAAGCGCGTTCGTTGCGCCGATCTGAGTATTCGTCTCGACGTTCCAGAGGGTGCCCCCGCTCTGCCCGAGAGTGAACTTCAGGATTGCCGCAAGCTGCGCTCCGGCGACGACCTCTTGATAGAAGCGCGTAATCCCCATCCCTGGGACCGTGGCAGAGAAGAGTCCGCCGTGGGTTGTCATTCCACGGCGCATCTGGAGCCCGCCGGCACAATCCCCGTAGACGTTCTGGGCGATCGTGAGCTGATTGTCGGCAAGTTGGTGCGGGAGCGCGTTGATATTCAGCAGGCCGGAAGCATCGAAATTTTCAAACCCGTGGGTCTTTCCATCCCCGCGCGAGATCGTGGTGGTCCTCAAACCGGGTACCACGTCGGCAAGGCTGAGTAGCCTTCGCTCGTCACGTCACGCGTCTGGCTCGTTCTCGCGTTGTTCCGGCGCCCGACCGTGATCTTTTTCTTTGCCATCTCCTTATCGAAGAGGCCGCCGAGATACTGAGCACGCGCCACGTCACGCTGCTGAAGGCAAACGTCGTGCGCGGTAAGGAGAGAGAGCATGCGAAGATAGGTCGGATCGAGCTGGATCGTCGAGTTCGGACTGTTGAGGTCGAACTGATTGAGCTTCGGGTGATAGTAGAGCTGGAAGAAGCCAGGAGGCGGGTACGGCGCGAACTGCAAGCGGATGCGCCCCGACATGTCCGAGAGGCGCTGGTAGTACATGACCGGCCCCGCAGGCGCGAGCCCGTAGTTTCCTTGCGTGCCCATCTGGAACTCGGCGAACACTCCTGGCCCAAGCTCGTAGACCTCATACGGGATCGAGCCGGGATTATTCAGGTCTCCAGGGGAGTAGATGACCTTCTCGATATCCCCGACATCGAGGGGAAGCGTGATCGTGCTCGTTCCGAAAACAACGTTTATTTGGACTGTTTGTAAGATTGGTTCAAGCTCATCCCCGACTTGAATGACCGCTTGATTCAGGAGCAGACCCAGATTCGCGGCACTCGGCTGCTGCGGGGCGTCGGCGAGATTTCGGATATAGGCGAGAACCGCCGTGAGGGTATTCGCCCCCGCCGTTGGGATGTTGCCGGCTTCCGACCCGCCCAGGGCGACGGGAATGAGCAGCGTGCTCGTCCCATCGGAGAGCGTGAGGGTATCATCTCCGCCATCTGTGTCGCCTGGCGTCAGCGTGAAGACCCCGCTAGGCGCGGGGACCGACGACGGGGAGAGTGCGACAAACGACCCATCCGCCAGACTTGCGGTGATCGGGCCAGCAGCCGTCGTGCTCGCGGTAACTGTGACCGGACCTGCCGCGACGTTGAAGATCGAGACGATCGACGGGCTTGCGGTGAGCGTACTCACCGGGTTAGCGCCTCAGGCGGTTACGCCAGGTGAGGTCCGACGATGACTGCTCGTCTTTGGTGTTGTCCACGACCTCGCCAGAGCACCAGCGGTGGTCTTCCGTCCGCTCGTAGCCCCAGGTCGTGCCGGTACCGAACTGATCGAGAAGCACCGTCCTCTGCGGATCGGGTGGGATCGGTCCAGGAGGAGGGTCCCAGGCCACGATAAGCTTGCGGCTATTGCGTCCCACGATACACCTCAGACTTCAATGTACTCGCCGGCAAAGACTTCTTCCGCATCGACGGCCATCGTCTTCGGCTCCATGACTTCGCGCTTAAATTCCAAGTAGCCGAACGGATTCGTCGGGCGACCTTTCTTGTCAAACCGAATCACCGGATCGACCCGGCGACGCAGGGCCAGCGACTCCAGCTCCTTTGCCGCCTCGCGGGCGTCCCCGCCGTGGATGCGGTCGTAATTGCCGTAGTACAAATCGAAGACCGTGCCCGTAATGGGAATCCACGGCGGCTCTTTCTTCGGGTCCTTGCTCGGCTCGATCAAGAACTTCTTACTGTCGCCCGTCAAGATCGCCGGAACGGCCTTCGTCCCATCGGCAACAATGGAAGCGTCCTGGCCGCGCGCAATCTTCGAGCGCAGATCCTCGATCGAGAACGGCTCGCCTTTTGCCTGCTTCTCTTTGGCCGTCACTTCGCCACCGCCAAAGAGGCTGACGTATTCCTTAATGTAGCGGCGGCTCTGATTGCCCGACCAATTCCGAACGAACCACCGAACCAAGTCGTCTCCCGGAGCGCGATTATACGCTAACTCTGGGGTCGGATCTCCTGGAGCACTCCCGAGTGGCGTCGATACGAGGTCCTGGAGCACCGCGCTCATGGGCGTATTCGCGATCTTCGCCGGCACATTCGCTACTGCGCCTGATATGCCGGACATTAGGCGATACCGACCTGGACGAGTACGAGAGTTGGCGTGGTTGTGTTGATGGCAAGCACGCCGTAGGAGCGGGCAAGGATCTGGCCCGGAGTCGGCGTGGTTGGCGCGGGAGTGAGGTTTCCGGCGCCGTCTGCGCTGAGCAGTGTACCGACAGCGATCGGAACGGTTGCTCCGGTCGTACAGAGCGCAAGACAGGTACCGCCCTGCTGCATCACGCCGGTTGCGGTCTGCAAGTTCAGCGCGGGCTTCACGACGATCCCGTACTCACGATTTAGGAGCACTTGGTTTGCAACGGCGCTTACGAGCGCGTATCCGCCGCCGACGTTCGTCGCAGCAATCTGCTTCACGACGAGCTGACCGAGAATCGCCTGCGCGGCTGCCGTGGCGGCGGCGTCGATGTAGCCTTCTTCCCACGGACGAAGACCGGGGACGACCGTTCCAGGACCGGGGTAGATGCCGGTCGTGGCGGAGGTGTAGAGTTCGTCTACAACATCGTTAATCGGCATTAGTTCTTGCCCGACTTTCCAGCCTTGCCGACTCGCTTCTCGCCCATCTTGCGCGAGGCGCTCTCGTCCATGCTGGTGCGACCGGGAACCGCGCCGGTATTGGAAAGCCGCTCCTCAAAGGTGTTCTGCCCGCCGGCCATGTGGTGCTCGAAGATCGAGCCGTAGGGAGAGCAGATCGTCTTAGTCGGCCCCTCCCACATCGTCTCCTCGGGGTAGAACGGGTTAGCCTCTTCTTTTTCGCTACCGTGTCCGTAGAATGCGCTCATGTTCCTCTATCCTATCTAACGTCAAAGTGACGTTACTTCAACGTCAACTATAAATTCGCCAATACGTTCAAGTTTTGCAGGGCTCCGCCGGTGCGGCACTGCGAGCTTGCGTATTGGAAGCCGATAACGTAGCGGCAGGTCTGCGCGATACTGCCGTCCGCATTATTCGTCCACGGGATAAACTCGCTACCCTTACGCGGTCCCATATAGTAGAGATGCGTGTGGTGCCTATTAAGGAAGTAGTAATTCGCGCCGATGTAGGTGGTGTAGGTCGGTGCGACGATATGATCGTCGGCCTTGACCCATGCCCCGAAGAGCGCGAATCCGCCGTAGCCAGGGTTCGCAACGTCGCCAGGCGCGAGGCGCTGCTGCGGCTGTAGCATATTCATGCCGGTCGCGATCCCTTGCTTGGTGGTATAGACATCGGTCGGGGATTGGCGTCCTTGCGTACACGCCGTGTAGGCGTTATAGAACGCGCCAGGACTCGGGTCATTCGCCGAGGTTCCAAGACCGGCCAACACATACTTCGATATGACGTTGCCCTGCCAATTCGCGAACGAATTGGCTCCGGTTCTCAGGATATTTCCATAATTATTGATCAAGGTGCCGTTGTCGGTAGCCTCGACGATCCCTAAAGAATTGACGCCGTTCGTGGTATGTGCGCCTTTCGTCAATGTGCAAAGGTCGTTACCCATGAGGTCATTCATCGACGCGATGGCCGTCTCAAGCTGCGCGGCAACGAGATCCACTCTCATGTTCGAGCCTTGAATCATCCGTAGCTCTTGCCAGCTTAGATTGATGCTGGAGACATAGAACGACCACGGAAAGGTCGCCGCAGAGAGGATTGTCTGCGCTGCCGCAGGGACCACATCATACTGGCCAAATGCGATTGCGTTGCTATTCTTGGCGGTGAGGATCGGTACGGCCAACCAGCGACCAGGATCGCGCTCTTCGGCGTCCGGCCAATTGTCTTGCATGACCGTGTTCGAGAGGAAAACGTTGTCATCGACAACCTGGCGAAATTCCTCGGCCAGACTGACGGCAAACTGATCGAGATTTGCATTAGGTGCAAACGGCACAGAGTACTCCTAGAAATGAAGAAAACAGAGACGCAGGCGCGTCTACGATGCTCTCTCGTGTTCCTGGATTATCTGTGGTCGGCGGTGAGGGCCAGGGGCTTATCTCTGCCTTGCATCAGGTCGCGGGACGCGATTGAATATGGCCCCGATTCAAGGAGCGAACGTATGTTCCTTCAAAGAGCCGGGAATGAACCTCATCAACCTGCTTCTCACCGTGCTCGTGATACTGCTGATCGTCCACTTTCTCGGCGGGTTCGCGATGCCGGCCTACCGCGCGCAGCCGTACTACCTTCCAGGCGGCGTCGGCCTGCTCGTGATCGTACTGCTCGTCTTCGTGCTCATGCGAGTCATTTGAACGAGAAGCCGGACTTCTACCAGAAGTACTTAAAGCCGATCCTCATGCGCCTCGATCCCGAGGTCGCGCACAACTTGGTGATATGGGCGCTTGAGAACGACCTCGTGCCGCCTCCGAAGCCGTCGCCATACTCGGTCGTCCCCCATGCTCGCCTGGAGTGGAAGATCAGCTGGATGATCCGTCTATTCAACCTGCTCATCTTCGCCGCCGCGACCGCGGCACTCATATGAAGTGGTGGACTCCGCGCGGGCGGCGCGGACGTGGGCCGGGGAAGCCACCATTCAGCGAAGAGTTAAAGACAACAGACTTCGAGCCTCGACCGATGCAAGACATCTGGCTAGCTCGCGTGATCTATACGCGCGGAAAGCAGCAAATACTCGACGCGATGCAGCTCGACGGGCAGCAAGTTCGCGAGAGTACCTCCACAGTGCGGCTTGAGATCATCGGAGCCTTAATAGAGATTGCTCTCGCGGCATGCAGGGACGCTTCGCAGACGCCGAGCGAGCGTGCCCGGAAGGTTCGCATCCGGCGGCATCTTCGGAGTCGCTCGTGAAGGACAACGCCGTGTTCTTTTTCGTCGTGATTCTAATCTTTATCGCGTTGACTATCATTCAGATCGGGATACTCGTTCAGGTCGTGAACAGTCTCTGGATCATCGCTCGACACTTTGGCGGCTAGCCTTAAGGCACGAGTGGGAATCGAACCCACCTTAACGCCGTGAAAGGGCGCCGGCCTAGCCGCTAGACGATCGTGCCAAGAGATCCTGTGGGACGGAGTAACTGAAGGGCGCTATGCGCTTGCATGTCCGCAAACGATGATTCGCGGACATGCAAGCGCTCAAGCAACGAGCTTCGGCGGCTTGTGCCGGTTCGGCGGCGTGTACCGTAGGCAGTCACAATGAGTCCCCCGGCACCGGAGCGCGTCGAGATGGCTGTCGTTGTGCGTCCCCCGCGTGTGCCCGCAGCAACAGCGCGGCGTCCGGCCAAATGGACGGCTCACGCTCGCTCCAGGAAGAACCCGAGCACCCATCCGAAGGCGAAGGCGCCAACGCCGAAGGCGATCGCGAGCCTCCAGGGTAACGCTACGCTCTGGTGGATGTTTACGGCGATCTCACGGATCACGCGGTCGCCTCTTGCCCTTGCCTCGCTATTGCCGCGCGCATGAGGTTCTTCATCGCCGCCTTGACCGGCAACGGGTTGCCGTTCTTGTCTCGTGTCTTTGGCGGCTTGGGCGGCGGCGGTTCCGCCGGCTGACTCGACCCGCTCACCACCGTACCGTTGGCGACCTCCGCGCGGGCCTTACGCGCGATCTCTTCCGCTCGCGCCTGGACCGCCGCCGCACCGGCGGAAGGTGTGGCCGTGGACCCATTCGTCGCTGTCGGCGTCACCGCGGGAGCACCTCGGTATCGGTCGATATCGGCTTTGGCGGCAGTGATACGTCCAAGCCAACCGTGAGACTCGCGCGAATAACCGGCGCGGTCGGCGTACTGCGCGAGCTGCTGGAGCTTGGGAAGATCGCTTTGATCACCCGCAAAGTCTTGCGGATACGCCTGGTGAAGACGTTGGTGGATTTGCGACCACTCGGTAAGTTGAGCAGATCGCGCAGCCTCTGCTTGTTGTGCCTGTGCTCGCTGCTGAGTAGTGATACGAGCTTGCTCTTCAATGGTCGAACGCAGTTGTCCAAGCTCGCTGCGAATCGGTGCAACGATTGACGCCAGGTATGGATCGTCCGCATACGGTTGTTCCTCTTGAACTTGAGGTTGCTGGTACTGCTGCTCGAAACCCGGCTGAATGTAGGTTAACGGCTGATTCGTCATGCGCTGCTGATAGAGTTGCGCGACGGCCTGCGCGAGTACTTCGTCTCGATCGAGCGCTCGGTAGAGCGGTAGCACCTTGTCCATGTAGCCGGACTCGATGAGCGGCTGAAACTCTTGCTGGAAGTGCGCGAGGCGCGCGGCCTTACGCGAGTAGTCGGCATGCGCCATCCAGCCGGACTTGATTTTATCCGCGCTTCCCTTGGGCGCTTTGATTCGATATTTTACGCCTACGGAATCGTCGTCCCACTCCGCGTCTTCCCACTCTTCCTCGTCAGTAGCAGCGGCTTCCGTTCTGGAAGACGCGCCAGAAGGCTTCTGCGGTATCGTAGTATCCGCACTCTTCGTCTTCGTCTCCGCCGCAAGTGCAGTTCCCGATGGGGTTTCCGCAGCGGAAGCAGATTCTAAAGGGGGCGCCTCACTCGCCTCCGGTGCGTCTGGAGCCTCTGAGGATACGCTCGCTTCCGGGGCGTCTGCTGTCGGCGTCGCACTCGCAATAAACGCGGCAGACTCCGAGGCTTCCGCTGGAAGGCCATTGGTCTCCGCTTTAGCGGACGCTTCCTTGACCTTATCCCGAACTTGCGCTGAAATTGACTTCGACATTCCTACCTCTAAAAAACGAAAGAGCGCCTTCGTCAAACGCTCTTTTCGCTATGCAGTCTAAAACCCTGGGTTAGCCGCGCCGGCGGCCACGACCATGCTTTTTACGTCCTCTAGCCATTGAAAATCACCACCCTTCAAAATTACTCTTCAGCTTCTTCTTCAGATGCTTCTTCAGGTTCGACAATCTTTGCGTCGTCCCCCATCGGCGAGCCGGAAATATCCAATCCTTTATTGCCGGAATACGAAGTGACAACGCGATCGGCTTCTTTGCAGAAATTTTTCAACCAGGCCAAAACGTCGGGTTCCTTGTAAAACGCTCCCGTCTCTATCGCCTTTCGGCACATCCTGGACGAAGCATCGATGATCTGATACGGCACCGGAAGCGAGTCGGAGACATCCACGAATGGGTCCGCGAAGGGCGCCGCTGCCGGGGGCGGCGGCGGTGGAGGGGCTCCGCCCATCGGCGGCCCTCCGCCCGGCGGCATGCCGGGCATAGGGGGTCTCCCCCCTGGTGGCGGCATGGGCATTGGCATACCTGGCGGTGGACCGCCCGGAGGCAGAGCCCCCGGTGGCATTGCGCCTGGCGGCATCGGCCCTAAGCCGGCCATCAACGTACCTTCGCAGACATCGAACGGTTGTTCGCGATAAAATAAGAACATCCGTTCGAAAGGAGCTGACCAGAGAACCAAACATACGAGGGAAAAGAAAATAGCTGTTCGGACGATTGACTCCCGACGAACAGCCTTTGCTAGTGTACCACACAAGCGGCACCTTGCAAACGTCAGAGTTCACAAACTTTCGAGGGTCAATCGAGAAAGTAGAAGAGCGAAGCGACTTTTGTCGCTCCCGAGACAGGTTGCTGGCTGGCCTCCCGGGTTTGAAGCTAGCTGCGCCTTTCGTGAGCGTCCGCAAATAGGACGGCTCTCGGCGCGAGATACCGGCAATGGCCTCGCGTGTACGCTAGGGAAGCACCCAAGGATGGATTAGCGCAGAGAGTGAGAGGCGCCAATAAGAAGCCCCGGAATACGCCGGGGGCGCTTCTTGTCGGCAGTGACCTGGTTTCATACGGGTGGGCTTATTCTTTTCCAGCGAGTCGGCAAGACAACGACACGATAGCTGATCGCTCTCGGAACGCTGGCGCTGGCTCTCCTCAACCGCGCTACGGCGTGGGGGAGGGGGGCTTGCGTCCCTCCTCTCCTCCTGCCTCCCGCCCTGGAATGCCTTACGCTGCTCGCGCCTTGTTCGCCGTCGTAGACCGCGCACTCCGACCAGCGTTCCCCTTGTTGGACTTGCCCTTCGTCTTCTGCCCGTTGAGCTGCGCGAAGAGCTGAGGCATCTTCCACGCCTGCTGCGGGTGCGCGATGTAGTACTCGATTCGCTTGAGGAGCGCGCCGGCCGAGTCGATCGCGCCGGTCTCCTGGAGCTTCGCGTAGACCTCGGGCATATCGATCAGCCCCTCGCCATAGAGCGCCATGACGGTGTTCATACGGGCGCTCGGGCTACTCGGCAAGCCGGAGCCCGCCTTCGCCTTCATGGACATATCCCGGCTCAACGAGGACCCTAGGAAGCTGACGTGCTTGTCGATGCCCAAGGCATTCTTCACTTTTGCCAGCATCGGCTCCGCGTAGAACTGCGTGCAGAGCCCAAGGTACTGCCGACCCAGCCGGACTTCAGCCTGCTCTAAGAGCCGGATCGCTTGGCGGAAGCGGACGCTCGCAGCCTCCTGGTACATGCTCACCGTTTCGCTACTCTGTTGGCCTTTGAACTTGCCGCCCGTCGCGGTCTCCGATAAGCCGGAGATCTCGCGGATTTGGCCCACGATAAACGTAATGAGCTGCATGAGGTAGGAGGGCATATTCGCGCCTTGCTCGCGACGGAGAAGTTTTGCCGCCATCGGCGAGGCGCGGATGATCGCGCCCGGTGCGTTGGTGAGATCTTCATCGGCAAGCTGCTCGTCGATCGGCACGATCCAAACGGGATTTGAGGTAAGGATCGAGGCGTCGAGCAGGAGAGCCACCAACCTATTCAAGTATTCTTGCATCTTATGAATAAGGTCGATATCGCCCATAGCCTTCTTCGTTCTGCCGTTGACACGGGCACGTATATGGACGAAGGGAAACTCTTGGTGCGCGAACGGATTGCCTCCATCGTCTGCGACGTGATCGCCGACAATAACAAGACGTCGGCCAGCCGGATACTTTGGGACCTTAACATCCTCTTCCATGAGGTCTACCGAGTCGTGAACCTCTACGACATGAAGACTATTCAAGCTCTCGCTCGCAAATTGCATGAGAGCGGCAACTGACATCGGAAGCTCGTAGACGACGTTTCCTTCGGTAATCACGTACTGCAACGGCTCGTGCTCGCCATTGGCGAACCTGAAGAACTTCTTTCGCGTGGCGAGCTTATTATTCGCCGACCAGCGCGCGCGCCGCAAGGTTATCTCGTTCTTCGGTCCTTTGGGCCTGAGCCACCACTCACGCACTTTCACGCCCGCAGAGCCGCCACCGGGGCGTTCTGCTGCATCGCCATGGCGCGGGGCTGAATAGAGCGTGTTGCCGGAGTAGCCGGAACTCGCTTGCGCGGGAATGCCGATATCTCCCGTGGAGTCCGGGTCGAGGTATCCACTGTACGTCTCGACCGAGAGCTTCAGCTTCTTATAGCGAGACATCAGCGCTCCGGGCGTATCATAGTACTCGTACAAGAAGAGGTCGGCGTCATCGACGCTCGTCGCCTCCTTGTTCATGAAGACGTGCTCGGGCGAAATGACCTTCATCGTGATCCCGCCTTCGCCGCCGTGCAGGCTTGGATCGTGCCGGAGGGTGAGGTAGGATTCTTTCTTCACCCTCGATATCAGTACGGCTTCTTCACGCTTGCGGTCCCACTCATCGCGCATCTCATCGAAACTGCGGATAGCGGTCGCGATCTCTGCTAACGGTTCGTCCTTGAGCTTGAGAGATTCGTAGACGAAGCGAGGCTTATTGTCGCACAATAACGCACACCACTGCTCGCATATCCAGCTGCAATAATTAATGACGATCGAATTTTTCCACGGAGCTCTATTTTTCGCCCACTGATCCCCATTGAAGAAGCGCACGTTGCGTTCGATCTCTTTAATGCGGGGATCGGCTTCCGCCTTCAGGGTAGCGGCGGTCTTGTGCGACCATTTTACGCGCGCGTCTCGCTTCGCCTTGCGCGGCAACGTGAAGATGGAGGAACCTTCGTTTCCTTGTCCTTCGCCGGAGCCAAGGAATTGCGAGGCTGGTTCGTGAGTGTACGGAACGTCGCTACTCATGAGTTTTCCTCGTCGATCATAGGGCCTAGATTTTCACCTCTTATGAGCCAATCTCTATTATTAATACGTACCGACATGTAAACGTAACCTTTATAAAGGAAAGCTCTATCAACGGGCACTCTGCGAACTATCTCTTTTTCAGACTCTCGCTTTAACAATCCCTTATATACTTCACGCTCGCTTTCTAAATTCGGCGACCAACTCATTCCCACCCCAGACTTGGCGGAGCTTCCGCCAGCTTCTTCGCGATCTTCTCGCGATTACGCGCTTTACGCGCCTCGGCTTCGCGAGCCTTCTCCTTATCGAAGTCGCGCTGCGTCCCCGCGTCCCACTCGATCATGCCTTTGCTCTTGCGGCGCCACTCGGCCCGACCACCGCGAATCTCGGTGCCGCCGCGAATCTCATGGCGTCCGTCGATTACGTGGTCCTGATTGTCGAGCTCCGTGTTCCCGTAGAGCGCCTTGCCCCCACGATGCTCGTCCATCCCCGGCGCTCCCTCGTTGATGTGGGCGATATCGTTGCCGGGGATCGTCGGGTAATAGCCATCATACATCTCGTCCGGTGGCGCGAGCATGAGCGATTCGACGTGCTCGTCGAGCGGGCCATCGACCTTCGTCTTGCGCCAGCGCCCGCAGTCCTCGTGATACAGATCGGCATATCCCGGCCCGGAGACCATGCGGAGCCGGGCGTTCGGGCAGTCACAGTGCTCCCATGAATGGAAGCGGTAGGTGATGCGCCACTTGAAGGGGAGCGGCTCCATCGCGCGCTTGGCGATCTCCGCCGCGTTACCGACAATGGGCAGGGGAACGCGCTCGTAGCAAGCGTGGACGAGCTTCCCATCCCGCTCGCCGATCACGCGAATGCGACTCTCTGGAACGTCGTACAGGCCGTCGGGGAACTCATGGGGCTTCTCTCCCGGCACGACCGGCCAGCCTCGGAAGTCGAAAATCCGTGTGAGGTTACGCCCCCAACTGCCTCCCGACTCAACCTCAAAGAGAGGCTCGCCTCCTTGACGTTCTAGCTCCTCGTTGATCCGATCGAGGTATGGTAACGGATCGGCATATACTTGCTCGAACCCGTCATCGTCGGACGCTGCGCTAACCGCCATTTGCGGGCAACGGAGCGCCTGGTAGCCCAGGAACCATAATCGCAGGCTGGATCGGCGAAGGCGCGACTTGCTTGATCCACGCGACGATGGAGTCGCTTCGGAAGCCGATCACCATCCCGTTCTCGCCGGTGATCTCAATGACTCCGATATCGCTTGCCTGGAGCAGGTTCACCAGCTTAGAGACGATGTAGGTTTTCTGCTCGTCGGAGACTTGGAGAACGACCTGTCCGAGGAAATGGAAGAGCCACGTATCCACTAGCGGCCTCCGAAGTTCGGCGCTTCAAGCGAGCTATTCACCCGGAAGAACGAGAGGAGACACTCCTCGGCAACCTCGCGCAAAGTTGTGGGCATCCCACTCTCCGAGAGAATTGCCGTAGCAACGGAGGCGATGCCCTCTTGCTTATCCCAGGCGATGCCGAGTTTCTCGCATTCGCAACAATGGCAGTCGTTGTAATTACTGCCCTGCCGCGCAACGAGAACCTCGTCAATGATCTGGTCACCCAAGAGGGTGGCGAAACCTCTCTGGCGATCGTATCCTGGAAGCTGCTCCAGCCCGCGCTTGACGATTTCGATAACCTTCTCGCGCTTCGAGAGATAGGCGCTCAACTTATGGTTTCCCAATCGTTCGCCAAAATGTCCGACTGCGTGGGCTCCCATCCGGGTTGCATCGTTCCCTTGGCGGTGAACATGTCGATATGCGGGTCGATCGTGATCGAGGCGTGCCCTTTCAAAGCCGCCGCATAAGGCGTCCCGGCCGCGATCGGCGAGTTGGGCGTTCCTGGAACGTACACGAGGAACATATTCTTCCCATTCCACCCCCCGCGGGCTATCTTCTTACCGGCAAGCAAGGCCGCCATAGCATGTCCAAAATCCACTGTTTTCTCCTCAGAGCGACTCGTATTTTGGGCGGTTAAATCCGCCTCTGCTCGTTCCAAACACATGTTCGAGAAGCGGATTCGTTTGCCTCTCCGGCTCGCGCTCTTGCTTGATCCGTTGCGCTTCCCAGACATCTTGATTGACCGCGAGGGCGATCATGAGCGCGATCGCGTGATCGTCGTGGCCCCCAGAATGATTCTCGATCTTGCCCCACTCGTCTCTCGTACATTCCGTGAGCTGGTTGTAGGTTTTCTCATCTCGGAGAATGATCGTCGGCGCCGGGTGGTCGTCGGCATCTCGATTGCCGATCGCCTCGACCAAGAGGTTCTGCATGACCGGACGCGTCTTCGCCGAGGTCTCCCATCCGAGGTAGTCCATGCCTGGCTGTTTGTAGGGATCGGCATCCATCCGCTTCCAGCGGTACTGCCGAGTCGCGCCCATGAGGAACAGCTCACGCGCCACCGCGATTGCGCTCCCCTCCATCTCGATTCCAAGGAGCGGTCGGTGGTAATAGAGGTAGAGCATGTAGAGATTGTCCCGCACGACCGAGGGCGGGCACTTCATCTCATAGACCGCGACCTGCTTGCGGTCGCGTCTTCGCAGGACTTGGGCGACCCAGGAGTCCGAGTCCGGGGCCATCCAATCGTTTGACCCATCCACTCCGACGACGTAATCCTCATCACTCTGCGGGGTTGCCCAGATGCGGAACTCTTCCCAATCGCTGTGAAATTTTTGATCAACGTACAGCGCGCCATCCTTCTCGCGTTGACGGATTTTCCCGCGCAGAACGGGCTGGCAAACTTGCCGACCGAGAGTCTCCATTCCACGTAAATCAAAGGTTGATTTTCCAATCTTCCTGAAGCACGACTTGTACGAGACCGGGTACTCCTGACGGAAGGTCATTAAGCGTTCGTAGGTATCTCTTCCGCCGGTATTGTTAACTAAGCACCAACGACGCCACGCGATGAATCCAATTGAAGCTCCGTATTTTTCGATCAGTTCGACTTCTTCTTCACCGCCGTATCGGTCTACTTTTCCTAAAGTTTGTTTGATCTCTTTCTTCTCGTCGTCCGTGAGAGGTTCGAGTTGCCCCTGCGGCATTTCATCCGATGTACGGTACTCTTCGTGCATGTAGCACGCAAGGAAGACGGGTACCCAACCCTCCTTCGGTCGGTCCGGCTCACCAAGTATTCCGTCGATCACTTGTTGCCTCGTCGGCACTCCGTACCTCGACCATTGCGCTACCCATTTCGGATTTCGCTCGATCGCTTCCATCGCAAGCGGGAAGTAGAAGTCGTCCTCACCATTTGGGGTCGTATCGAGAATCGTGCAGAACGCAGGCGAAGCCCCCATCGCTGACATCGGGCCTTCTACGACATCTTTCCACTTATCACCATAGAACGCCGCTTCCGACCAGATGAAGTAATTCGGTCTAAGACCGCGCATGCCGGAAGGTACCGTGCAGATAAATTTACTGTTGAGTCCTGGTCGATCGGCACGCTGCTCTGCTCTCGGATTATCGAGGTTTAATAACTTTGGATTGTCGATGCGCTTCATTGGTCGCATCCAGCTTGGCAATCCATTATAAAAAGTTCCGATTCTTTCCATAAAATCAGAGGCTACGTCCTCGTCTTTTACGAGCAGTAGCGCGTTCATATTCGGCATCATTATTCTATGGAAAGCCCTGGCGATATTGTGCTGCGTGTAGCCAACTTGACGCGGTTTGATCTCGACGATCTTCTGCGCGACACGCCGCTTACGTTGCGATTCACAGCAGAGGTCGAGCATCACCTGCCCAAGCCACGGCTCTTGGGTGATCAGTTCGCCATCTTTCGTTGTGGTCTTCAGGAAGTTTCTAATATAGAAGATGGGGGACATAGCGATCTTGCGTGTGATCGCCGCGCGAATCTCAAACGAGCAGTCGATAGGATCTCGACCATCGGCGACCTGCCGTATAAATTGCGGCAGGTCCATCCAATCGGTCTCGTTATAGACTGAGGTCACTTTGGAGTCTAATTCTCGCCTCCGCCATCGCCATAGTTATAGACTTCATATACTCCTCGGCTTCATCGAAATCTTGAAACATTATCCCGTATTCATCGTTTACGGCAAGGCACGGATGATACGTTTTGAGTCCGGCGTTATCACGGCACTCGACAAATCCTAGCCGAAAATTGCGCGCTTTTACTATAGGTCGGTCAGGCTGCTGCCAACCTGTTTCGGTTATTCTCATCGTCATCTTTTCCTCGTATCTACTGGAACGCTTGCTATCCAATCTTCCCAGGTGTCGCCGCTCGACTTCGCGTGAGAGTCCATCTCTTCGAGCATATCCGTTGACTTCAGCACCGCTGCGAGATTGTCGCTATAGAAAATCTCCCTTAGCCGCATCATCCGATGAGGCTTCGAGATGCCGTGCATGTCGAAGAGATCCTTGTTGGACATCGTATTGACCGCGCGGGTGATCTCTTGATGTAACTCAGGCTCTCGGGCTTGCGCCTCCTCAAGAGGAATGTCAAAGACCAGAGCAAGCGCTTGCGCGGTATCTCCATAGGTCTTTCCAAGCTCTCGGCAGTAGAGCGAGAACCGATCGCGCAGGTGCTTGGGATCAGCTTTCTTTCGATCCTTCGCGCTCTCCAGGCGTTTCGGCCCGAC